CAGATGGTCTACAAAAAACAGGCAATACAATATCAGTTGATTTAAAAGCAAATGGTGGACTTGTTATTGAATCTTCTGAAATTGCTGTTGATCTTGCTGCTAGTTCTATAACAGGAACACTTGCTATTGGCGATGGTGGAACGGGTGCTACAACTGCAAGTGCAGCTAGAACAGCTTTAGGATTAGCAATCGGTACAAATGTTCAGGCATTTGACCAGCAATTATCAGATATAGCTGGCCTAACTCCAACAGACAGCAACTTTATTGTTGGCGATGGTTCTAACTTTGTTCTTGAATCTGGTGCAACTGCTAGAGCATCTTTGGGAGCACAAGCATCAGCAGCAGACTTAACAAACTTATCTTCTTGTCAATCAGGTGGATCTGCTGCTTTAGCTGCCCTTACTTCAACAGAAATTGGAATATTAGATGGAGCTACTGTTACAACTTCCGAGTTAAACATTCTTGATGGTGTTACTGCAACTGCCTCTGAACTAAATATTTTAGATGGAGTTACTGCTACTGCTTCAGAATTGAATATTTTAGACGGGGTTACATCAACCACTGCTGAGTTGAACATTTTAGATGGAGTAACATCTACCGCATCTGAATTAAATATTCTTGATGGAGTTACAGCTACAACTGCTGAAATAAACTTGATTGATGGTGGCACGGCTGCCACTTCAACGACATTAGCAGCAGCAGATAGATTTATCTGTAATGACAATGGAACGATGAAACAAGTTGCATTGTCTGACCTTGTTACATTTTTAGAAGATGAAAGTGCCTCTAGCTTCAACATAGATGGCGGTACATACTAAATCTAGGAGGGTAATAGCTAATGGCTAACGAAATTAAACTAAAACGTGGTTCTGGTAGCGATCCAACTGCAAGTGATCTTGCTGTTGGTGAAGTAGCGATAAGAACTGATAATGGTAAGTTATTTACAAAGAAAGATAATGGATCTGTAGCTGAGATAACTGGTGGTGGTGGAATAGATGATGGCGATAAGGGAGATATTACTGTCAGTAATTCAGGAGCAACCTTTACTATTGATAATGGTGTTGTAAATAATGCGAAAATATCTGGAAGTGCAAACATAGCTGGAACAAAGATTAGCCCTGACTTTGGATCGCAGAATATAGAGACACTTGGAAGCATAACTGCTCCTGTATTAGTTGCTCAAGGTGCATCTGGTTCTGGTGATGCAATAATACATTTGCTTTCTGGGGGTGGGCAAAATAATGATTTTTCAAGAATTAGGCAAGATATTTCTGACGATTCTTTCCTAATCGAAAATAAATCTAGCGGTTCTTATGAATCATTCTTTAAGGGTAACTCAAGTAGAGGTGCAGAATTACACTTCCAGGGAAATAAAAAATTAGAAACAATCTCAACTGGTATCACTGTAACAGGATCAATAACTGCTACTGGAGGTGGCTTAACTACTAACGGAGATGTTCAGTTTAACTCTGGAACGACTAACGCTAATATTTTGTTTGATGCTAGTGATATGGCTTTAGAGTTTGATGATAATGTAAAAGCTACTTTTGGTTTTGATGCAGATTTAAAAATCCATCATAATGGAACAAGTAATTTCTTTGATTCTGCGAATGGTGCTATCGTTTTTAGAACGGCAGGCAATGATAATCAAATATTTATGAATCCAAATGGGTCGGTTGAGCTATATCATAATGGAAATAAGAAATTTGAGACTAGCAATACAGGAGGGACAATTACAGGAACGCTAGTTGCAACAGCTTTCACTGGGGCATTAACTGGAAACGTAACTGGAAATGTTTCTGGATCGTCAGGATCTTGTACTGGTAATTCAGCAACAGCAACAGCTTTAGCAAATGCACGAACCATAGCTGGAGTCAGCTTTGATGGTACATCTAATATTTCTTTAAATAATAACGCTATAACAAATGGGGCTGGTTACATAACTGGTTCTGGAAACGCTGCGACTGCAACAAAACTTGCAACTGCTAGAACAATTGCTGGTGTTTCTTTTGATGGTTCTGCAAACATATCTCTTAATAACAATTCAATTACCAATGGGGCTGGTTACATAACTTCTGCGGATGGCGGTAATGCAGCAACACTTGATGGTATAGATTCAAGTCAATTTTTAAGGTCAGACGCTTCTGACACTATGACAGGAACTCTTACAATAGGTAATGGTTCGGCACAAACTGAATTACATATTAAAAAAGCAGATAATAATGTTTCAGATCATCTTCAGTTTTATAACGGAACTACAAGAGTAGGAGAAATTGGTGTTGAAGATACATCTTGGTTAAGAATAAATCAAGAAACAAATGCAAATATTTATACACCAAGATACATAAGAGCCGATAATGGTTTTTTTGTTGATGGTACATCAAAAGGTATAAACGGATCAGGAAACTTTATTGGAGGAACTATTGCTGGTGCATCAGATTACAGCACTTTATTAAGGTCAAATGCAGCAGATACAGCAAGCGGAGATATTACATTTTCTGGTGGTGCTGGTGCTGTTTCTATTGCTGCAAACAGCGATATTCGTTTTACTAATGGAAACTGGACAGGTAACGTAAATGGAACTGCAAAAATTCAACATCATAGTAATTACTTATATATTTCTGGCGGTACTAACGGAATAATTTTTAGAGAAAATAATTCAGATAGATGGGTTATTGATGGTTCTGGTCATTTTGACCCTGGAACAGATAGCACTTACGATATTGGTCAGAGTAATAAAAGAGTAAGAAACGGATATTTTGACACCTTATATGGCGATGGATCAAACCTTACAGGAATATCAGGCGGTTTATCTACTAGCGGTGGAACATTAACTGGAACTTTAAATGCAAGGGCTATCGTACCAACAGCAAACAATACTTATGCTTTGGGTACAGCCTCTGCTAGATGGTCTGACGTATTTACTGCTGACTTTCATCTAAGTAATAAAGGGAGTTCTAACCAAGTTGACAATACATGGGGTGACTTTACAATACAAGAAGGTAAAGACGATCTTTTCTTGCTTAACAACAGAAATGGTAAAATGTATAAATTCATGCTTAAGGAGGTAAGCTGATGGCTGTCATTAGTAACGAAAACGTACCAGCAGTTGTTTCTACATCTAACTTCAATGGAAGTGCAATGGTGCAACAACAATCTTTTGGGACTTCTGGATTTACAAATCATGGTGTTGGCCAATTCACAGTAAGTTTTAGTAATAACTTTGGCAATACAAACTATGGTTTTTATTTTGGAACGAGTGGTGAAAATACTAACGGAAACAGAGGAGCAAACGGAGGTAATATAAGGACAGGTAATAAAGCTGTAGGATCATGCAGAATAGACGTTTATTTTGGCTCTATGGGTGGAACTGGTGGTCATAGTGGTAACGCTACTAACACTTGTGCTTTTGTAGGTACTAGATAATGAAAGTGATACTTTATTTACAAGACAACGGAGTTGTTGCAATAATGTACCCAAACACCGAAGAAACAAATCCTCTTACAGGTAATAAATATACTCCAGAGGAAGTTGCAATAAAAGACGTGCCAAAAGGTAAAAAATATAAAATTGTAGAGGATACAGAAATACCTACAGATGGTACATTTAGAGACGCTTGGACTGTTAATGAATCAGATTTAACCGATGGCACAGGTACATACGTAGAGGTATTCTCATGAGTATTATTTCAACAGATATGGCAAAAGCTAAAGAACTGCACAAAAATAATATAAGAGCAGCTAGAGAAATTAAATTAAAAGAACTTGATGTTGAATTTAGTAAAGCATTAGAAACTGGTGCTAGTACTACTGATATTGTTGCTAAGAAAAATGCTCTTAGGGATGCCCCTGCTGATTCTGCTATTGATGCAGCTACAGATGAAGCTAGCTTGAAAGCTCAGTGGAATACTACTATATTAGGAACATCACCTTATAGTTAGTATGAAGGCAATTACCGAAAAACAACTTCTTGAATGGAAAGAAGAATTAGATAAACAAGTTAAGACTAGAGATCACGCAAAAAAAGTTTTTGATGAATGTGTTAATAATATTAACGCTTTGCAGGGCGGTATTCAGTTTGCGGAGATGTTGTTGAAAAAGAACGAGTCATCAGACCAGCCAACAGGTATAGTGGAGCTAAACCAACAATCAGAAAAAGCACCATCAAAGAAATAGGTGCTAAAGCTTTTAATAACGCTTCTTTAATCATGTTTCAAAAAATAGCTAATGTTTTGAGTATCATCTCTTTCATTATGGTAGCTTCCATGAGTGGTGGAACGTATTTTGCATACAAATATGTAACATCAGAACAATTTAAATCAAGAGTCATGAATGAAATTCTTGATAATGTTTCTGGAATGATGCCGAAAGTGTTAGATCAAGGATTGCCGAAATCAACAGGCCCATCAATGCCTATTATTAAATGAATTGTTGGCATTGTAAAACTGAACTAATCTGGGGTGGAGATCATAGTTTAGATGAAGAGGATTATCCATTAAAATATGGAGAATACAGTATGATTACTAATCTTTCCTGTCCAAAATGCCATTCTTTTGTAGAGGTTTACCTTCCTAGAAATGCTTACGACTAAAAACACAACAATAGTAAATGATTCTTTTACATGGGTAAAGGATAAAGTTTTACCAAGTGATTTTTGTAAACATATTATTAAAAAATTTGAAAATAATATACATTTAGCTGAACAAGGTGAAACTGGAAATGGCTTAGATCTTAACACTAAAAAAAGTTTAGATTTATGTATTTCTCGTTGGGAAGATTGGAAAGAAGAAAATAAGTATATGCAAGATTGTTTAAGATCTTGTGTTGCAGAATATCAAAATTTTACTCAACAAACAAAAAGAAAATCATTTGTTACTGGTGAAGATTATCATTTTGCACCTCCCTATAAAATGTATAAAGATACTGGATTTCAAATACAAAAAACAAAGGCTGGTGAGGGTTTTACTTGGCACTCTGATGGATATGCTGGAAGAGTTTTAACGTATATTTTTTATTTAAATACTGTTGACGAAGGCTGGACACAATTTCACAATGGCGATCAAATAGCACCAGAAACAGGTAAAGTCTTAATTTTTCCTGCTGATTGGACATATTTTCACCAAGGTTATCCTCCAAAACAAACTAAATACATCATGACAGGATGGCTTGTTAATTATGACAATAGCTTTGATTTATGAGTGGGGTTTCAATTCCAGATATTCATATTCCTGAGATATACATTCCAAACGTTCCAGAAATTTATAGCCCGCATTATTTAACTATTACAAAGCCACCAGATATTGATGTTCCTGGTTGTAC